AACCGCCACAGCAGAATCAACATCCGCTGGAAGTGTTTCTGTGGGCGTAGTTTATCCTAATAAAAAAGCGAAAACTCCTAAAAACAAGGACGGTACAGCAAAAAACGCATTAGATCTGAAAGGAGCCAACTTGTTGACCGGTGGCTCTTTGGTCAAAAGATAAATATAATATCAACCTTTAGGAAATCTAAAATGGACTTCAAATCATTAATAAGCAAAATCGAAAGCATCGACGGAAAAATAGAAACTCCTGCTGCTCCACAATTGCCAAAGGCAATTAAATTAAATGAAGATGCAGAACTAAGAGTTTTAGCAGGAACTTCTTCTTATATCGCAGAGGCTAAGAAAAAAGCCGAAGAGAAAAAAGATGAAAAAACCGAAGAAGGCCTCGATATGAATCTCCTAAAGGCGGCACAGAAAGGTCAAGAAGGCAAACCCATAGGTAAGCCAGACGCAGAAAGCGATAAAAACGTCAAGAAAAAATACGGCTACAGAATGGATGGTGAACCTGCGGAGCGTGACGATGATCCTACGAAACAAGAGCGTCGTGGTCGTAAGCGCAAAAACGAAGACGTTGAAATTGATACTGACAAATTCAAATCTAAGTTTTCTAAGATGGTAGAAGCCAAGAAAGATAAAATGTCCAAGAAAGACAAAAAGGTAGATGAAGGTTCAAAACCAGATTTCTTAGATGTAGACAAAGACGGCGACAAAAAAGAGCCAATGAAGAAGGCGTCTAAAGAAGCGGGCAAAAGTAAAGAAGGCGACAAAAAAGAAACCAAAGGAATGACTGCTGCACAGAAAAAACTTCCTCCTGGCTTGCAAAAAGCCATCGCCAAGAAAAAAGGCACTAGTGAAAGCGTAAAAATCCAGAAGAAGGTAGTTGCTGAATCAATCGATCAAAAATTAAGCCTAAAAGAAATGTTAAAATTAGTCAACGAAAGTGGAGGACAACAAGCGATAGATCCCGTAGACCAATCCCTATGGACGTGGGCCAATCGAGTCGCTGCCGCCAAAATCCAAGAAAGTCAAAAAGCAGAAATTTTTGCTGCTATGATCTATGAGCGCAACGGCGGACGTTTTGAGATGTACGATGTCCTAGCAGAAGATCAAAAATAATTTAACCAATCGATGGATAAAAGCCAGTCACCCGTTGACTGGCTTTTTTTATGGCTATATAATACACCTATAAGGAGAACATCTATGGCAAAAATGTATGGGCCGGAAGAAAAAGCCAAACTAGAAAGATTGATCACTGAAGGTTCAAACGTCCTGCGTGAAGTAGAAGATCTGCAGGAAGGTCTCAAAGAAACCGTCAAAGCTGTCGCAGAAGAACTACAGGTCAAGCCTTCAATCATCAACAAAGCGATACGCATCGCACACAAAGATAACTGGAAGAGCCACGAAGAAGAGTGGGATGAGATTGAAATGATTTTAGGTGTTACTAAGCGGTTACCAGAAAAGGATTAAATGCATCAAATCACAGATGTTGTAGTAGACATTTATCGCTGGGCAGAAAGGGATTATCATGAATGGCCGTTTAGGTTTTTGGTTGAAGTCATCGCTTGGGCTATTTCTATTGGTTGTTCTATTACCATGGCTCTCACCGTTCCTACCCCACCCTTACTCATATTATATCCTATATGGATCGTTGGCTGTTCAATGTATGGTTGGGCTGCTTATACTCGTGGCAGTTTTGGTATGCTTGCCAATTATCTACTTCTTGTCACGATCGACTCAGTAGGCCTGGTGCGGATGATAATTAATTAGTAAATAAGCATAGATGGTAGGCGGGGCCATAAACCGCACTAGAGGTATTTGCGAGCCACAAATCGCATATGGAGGAATATGAGTTACGTTGACGCATTCTATGATCGCGACGACGACATGATCCGTGTCGTTGAGCGCAATGACAAAGGTGAAAGGCACTATAAAGATTACGCTGCCCGACACATCTTTTACTATTACGATCCCAAAGGTAAGTATCAATCAATCAAGGGTGAACCTTTAAGCAGAGTTTCTAGCAAGAATGTCAAGGAACATCGCAAGGAACTGGCCATACATTCTAACAAGCGATTGTATGAATCGGATATAAATCCGATTTATAGATGTCTAGAAGATCATTATCTAAATGCAGATGCTCCTAGTCTAAATGTAGCGTTTTTCGATATCGAGGTGGATTTTGATCCCGAACGTGGCTATGCCGCTCCGGACGATGCTTTCATGCCCATCACTGCCATCGCGATCCATCTACAATGGTTAGACACTTTAATATCCCTCGCTATACCTCCTAAAACACTAAGCATGGAAGAGGCCAAGCGGGCCGTAGAAGAATTCCCTAACACCATGCTGTTCGATAACGAAGCAGACATGTTAGATAGTTTTCTTCATCTTATCGAAGATGCAGATGTGTTAAGCGGCTGGAACTCGGAAGGTTTTGATATTCCGTATACTGTCAATCGTGTAACTAAAGTGTTAAGCAAGGAAGATACTCGTAGATTTTGTTTGTGGAATCAGTACCCCAAAAAACGAGAATATGAAAAATTTGGTAAAACTGCAGTAACCTATGACCTCATAGGAAGGGTACATTTAGACAGTCTAGAGATGTACAGGAAATACACCTATGAAGAGCGACATACTTACAGACTAGATGCGATCGGAGAGATGGAAATAGGAGAATCCAAGACTATCTATGAAGGTTCCTTGGATCAACTATACAATAATGATTTTCGTAAATTCATCGAATATAATCGTCAAGATTGTGCTTTGTTGAATAAGTTAGATAAGAAATTAAAATTTCTCGATTTATCTAATAAATTGGCTCACGATTGTACCGTGTTGTTACAGACTACTATGGGCGCTGTGGCGGTAACTGAACAGGCTATTATCAACGAAGCACATCGTCGTGGTATGATCGTTCCTAATCGTAAGAAGATGGAAGAACAAGGTGATACACAGGCAGCAGGTGCTTATGTTGCTTATCCCAAGAAAGGTATCCATGAATGGATCGGTTCATTGGACATTAACTCTCTGTATCCGTCAGCGATTCGTGCCTTGAATATGGGTCCAGAGACCATCGTCGGACAGTTGCGCCAAGATGGTACTAAAGACTATATCGCAGCAGAACAGGCCAAAGGAAAATCATTTGCCGCAGCTTGGGAAGGAATGTTCGGTAGTGTAGAATATACCAGTGTCATGGATAGAGAAGTCGGGAGAGAAATCACTATAGATTGGGAGAATGGCGGAAACGACACGTTAAGCGCCGCACAGATTTACGATTTAATATTTGATAGTAATCAACCGTGGATGCTGTCAGCCAATGGTACTATTTTCACCTATGAGAAGGAAGGTATTATCCCTGGACTCCTAGCACGTTGGTACAAAGAACGAAAAGAGATGCAGGAAAAACTTAAAGAATGTATCGCTGCCGGAAACAAGATCGAAGAAGAATATTGGGACAAAAGACAGTTGGTTAAGAAAATTAACTTAAACAGTTTGTATGGCGCTATTCTTAATCCCGGTTGCCGTTTTTTCGATAACCGCATTGGACAATCAACTACGTTAACTGGTCGTACTGTCGCTCGGCACATGGCTGCTAAGGTTAACGAAATTATTACCGGAGAATATGATCACGTAGGTCGTGCTATTATCTACGGTGATACAGACTCTTGTTACTTCTCTGCGTATACTACGCTAAAGAAGGACATTGAGAAAGGTAACCTTCCTTGGTCTAAGGAATCAGTTATCGAACTTTACGATACCATAGGAGAAGAAGTAAATGGCACGTTTGTTAAGTTCATGCAAGACGCCTTCCATACTCCCAAAACTCGAGGAGAGGTCATCAAGGCAGGTCGCGAGATTGTTGCAAGCAAAGGACTATTCATCACCAAGAAGCGATACGCAGTCCTCTACTACGACAAAGAAGGCAAGCGTACCGATGTTGATGGTAAAACAGGAAAAATAAAAGCCATGGGTCTAGACCTTAAGAGGTCAGATACTCCGGTGGTCATCCAAGATTTTTTAAGCAAAGTGTTAGAAATGGTGTTGGCTGGAGCGAAAAAAGAAGAAGTGTTGGAATATATCACGGATTTCCGCACGGAATTTAAGACTCGTCCGGGATGGGAGAAAGGTAGTCCTAAAAGAGCCAATAATATCACAGAGTATGCTGCCAAGGAAAAGAAACAGGGCAAGGCTAATATGCCAGGACACGTTCGAGCCAGTCTAAACTGGAATACCCTGAAACGTATGATGGATGACAAGTATTCGATGCAGATTGTCGACGGGGCTAAAGTTATAATTTGTAAGATCAAAGATAACCCCATGGGATATACCTCTGTGGCTTATCCCGTAGATGAACTTAGATTACCGCAGTGGTTCAAAGATCTTCCATTCAACGATGCAGAGATGGAGACCACGGTCATAGACGAAAAACTAGAAAATCTGATTGGTGTTTTAGAATGGGACATCAGTTCAACAAGGTCAGATAATACATTCAGCAAATTGTTTGATTTTGAGTGATTTCAAGGTTGATTTTCATTCCAGATCTAAATATAATCTTAATAAAGGAAAACTAAAATGAAAGATATTCTCCAGGACATCGTAAGCCACACACAAAATCTAGGCTTTTTAACCACAGTTAAAATCACAGGCACTAAAGATTCCACTGGTGTTTTTTCGATCGCTGACGATCGATCCGTAATTATGGAAGCCAACACACATAATCCCTATCCGGACATGATCGGTGTGTTCGGTATGCCTCAACTTAATAAATTAAAATATTTGCTAGACGGTGGTGAATACAAAGATGATGCTAAAATCACTATTACATCAGCAGAACGTAACGGTGAAACTATTCCAGTTGGCATCCATTTCGAAAACAAAGACGGTGACTTTCGTAACGATTATCGCTTTATGAACAGCGAAATTATCAACGAAAAGATGAAGACCGTCAAGTTCCGTGGTGTCAGGTGGGATGTAGAGATCGAGCCTACTGTGGCTGCAGTACAGCGTTTCAACTTCCAAGCAGGAGCCAACAACGAGCATCCAACATTTCTTGCCAAGACAGACAGCGGTAATCTTAAGTTCATCTTCGGCGACGCTTCCACACATGGTGGAGAGTTTGTGTTCGCTATGGGTGTAGAAGGCAAACTACAGCGTGGCTGGACTTGGCCCGTGCTGTCAATCTTAAGCATCCTTAAGATCGCTGATGTCAATAACACCAAGATGGCATTGAGCGATGAAGGTGCTATCCAGATCACTCTTGACAGCGGCTTGGCTACCTACAAGTATATCATTCCTGCACAGGCAGTCTAATGAAAACACCAGTCGATTTAACACCACTACAGAAAGATTATGCGGTATATTTGCCAGCGATCAGTGCTTTCTATTCTGATTATGTTGCTAAACAACGTAAGCAAGAATTCATCCCCAAAGATCGTATTCCCAAAGGATTCGATCAAGGTGTAGAAGGAATGAACTTTCTCAATCCAGAGCAGGGCTATTTTTACTACAAATATGGTCTGTTCTCTGCAGGTCATGCCCAGCTAGATCTTAATAAGACGATGGATCAAGACGCTATGATCCAACAGCGTAATAGATTTAAGACATTGATCCTAGGTGATTCCGGTGGATATCAAGTAGGTAAAGGTGTGCTCAAGTTTGATTGGCTAAACTTCGAAGGACCGGCTGCAAACAAGACTAGAGATGATATTCTTAACTGGTTAGAGCTCACTGCGGACTGGAGTATGTTGCTAGACGTGCCTACATGGGCCTGCGACCATATACACAGCCCTAAAACCGGCCTAAAATCGTTCGATGACTGCTTGACGAAAACTCGCTTTAACAACGAATATTTCTTAAATAATAGATTAGGTGCTACTAAGTTCTTGAACGTTTTACAGGGTTCGAACTGGGAAAACGCAGAAACGTGGTATCATGGTGTCAAGGAATATTCAGATCCCAGTAAGTGGGGTGACAAAGCCTGCGAAGGGTGGGCTATGGGTGGTGCTAATATGTGCAAGATGCCTATTACGCTTCGCAGACTGATTACCATGCGCTTTGATGGCATGCTTGATGGCAAGGATTGGATGCACTTCCTCGGAACAGCACAATTAGACTGGAGTTGTTACTTAACCAGCATCCAAAGACAGATCAGGAAACATGTAAATGAAAACTTCACTATATCGTTCGACTGCGCATCACCTTTCATCGCCACAGCCCACGGGCTTGTCTATACTAATGCCCAACATACCAATAAGCGATTTTCAGTTATCATGGACAAAGCCCCAGATAATAAGATGCTTGCCGGACGGCACGATATTCCTTTCCCATTCGAAAGCGAGATTGGACGACGTCTCAGCATCGCTGACATATGCCATTATGCACCAGGAATGCTGAACAAGATCGGCAAAGAAGGTAAAACATCGTGGGACAGTTATGGGTATGCGCTGATGATGGCACATAATGTCTACTGCCATATCGTTGCCGTGCAGAGAGCAAACAATCTCGCAGATATTGAAACAAAGACCTATCGTCCAGATTGGAGGCGTTGGAGAAAAGTAAAAGATGCTGACAAGAGCGACGAGTTCTCAGAATGGGTTCCTCGTAATATTCTTTACTTCGATCGATTCGTGGAAGAATTATTCGACTGCAAAGATCGAGCATCTGCATTTGAAATGATCGCAGAAGCTGAAAGGTTAGGATTCCTACAAAATCTAGAAGGTGCTAGACTGCGAGGTGGAGTCACTAATATCATGAACAGCCTTTTTGATGAAATCAAAGAAGACGGTGAACTAGCAGTACCTTGGACGGATGACAGAGAAGATGATGAACTAGACAAACTCAAAGCGGACTAAGGAGACAATCATGTTTGAACGTAGAATCCAGACACTAGAAGAAGCACATAGAATCTTAGACAAACAAATCGACGGATTGGAAAAAACCGGCACATTTTCTGACGAACATTTAAGCAATTTGAAGAAACAGAGGTTGCATTATCGTGATGAAATTGCTAAACTACGTAGACAGCAGTGGGAATACGAAAGAGAACACGTGGACTACGACGATGAAAGATAAAAAATATAAATCCAATCAATTCGCCCTAAATCGCAAGCAGGTCGAAAAACTTGCTAAGATGGTTGAGAATTTTCCAGATGTAGAATGGTTTACTTTAGAAGAAAGCCTAGAAAATGGTATTGGTCCCACTGTCGTTGTTAGATTTAATCTGTTTGGCGATAACGACAAGGACATAGATACCACCATTGACATAACTGATGTGAGTACCTGGTAATGAATAGAGATTATAGCACTGGCCAGAAAGATGATGTGACATTCTTCGTCGGTGACGAGATCGAACACACTCCTGCGTATGGAATGAAAACTTTGTTCGTAGTAGGTCGACAATCTATCGAAACTATCAAGCACGTTCTCAAAGACCAAGATATCCAGCATATCTTCTTTGGTGCTAACCATAGTTTCAATCCGGAAGGCTACGATGAACACGAGAGTTGGGAAACAATGATCACCTATTTCCTAGAACAGGGGTATTGGTGTAGTCTAGATATTCCTATGAATCAGATAGAAGAGTTCAACGACGGTGGCCTCAACGACTACGATCGTTTCATTCCGCAGATCCGTGTGCCTATTCCTTACGTTAAACTTTGGAACTACAACACGATGGTCAAGATCGATGACAAAGACTTTAAAGCAACCAATCCCGGTGTGTGGTCACACAGCCTGCACAAACTAATGGACCGATCTGTGTTCACTGATTGGACTTGCTATAAAAACGATAAGGTGCTATAATGAGTAGTGGATATAATATTACAGGTGCCAAACAGGCGCCTCTTTTTGAGGATTAATTACAATGAAAATTATTATTAAAGAAAACGCCGGATACAGGCTTTTACTAAAGAAAAATCCCTGTCTTCTTCCGGATGGCCTAAATAATATCGAATTTACCGGTGAAGAGCTCAAAGACGGAGAGATCATTAACACCAGCACCTATCAGTTCTTCATGACCCGAGACGAATTAAACACCCTAGCGAAGGCTCTAGCAGCATGATCGTAAAACAAGACATCCGCCCAAACAAGATGATCTGGGTTACTTTCCAGAAAGAAGGAGTGCATAAATACCCAGCGGCCTTGACAGATCCTAGTCTGGCCACAGGAGATGAATATGATGTATCGTTTCTTGGCTATCCTCATCGCCATATCTTCCATTTCCGGGTGTGGATCTCTGTGTTCCACAACGACCGGGACATCGAGTTCATCCAGTTCAAGCGTTGGCTCCTGTCGCTGTATTCCAAGACCAGAGGATCCGATGTCCTGCGTGATCGGCCCGTTTCCGATAATCCGGATAGAACTGGACTGGCACAAACCACTACACTCCAATTAGATTATAAAAGTTGTGAGATGATGTCGGACGAACTGTACGAGGTCATCAAAGCAAGATATCCAGATCGTGAGGTTTGGATTGAGGTCTCCGAAGACGGAGAAAATGGCAGTTTTATCAAATATTAACTTAACGTGTTCTAAAAGGAAATAAAAATGGCTCGTAATTACAGAGATTATCAATATTTCGAAAATCGTCCCGATGTTGTAAAAGTTTGGGATGATCTAGATGCATATCTAGATTACTGTCGATTCGAACTCTGTGAATTTAATCCTGCAGATCTTTATCGTAAAGATTCTGTAAATTATCAATCTTACCTAGCAAGCAAGCGTCCTCGCAGACCTTACCAAGGAAAGAATCCTCGATGGGATAATAACGGAAGACGCAATGGCCAGAGTTTTTCTCGTTGATCTCGAGGCTGTAGAAACTAGGTATACTGGACAGTGGAAAACCCACCTGCCCGATCTCCTGCAGAGGCACGGTCATGATGTTCAAGTTATCTCTGGCTTGGAAGATATTCCTAAAGCCACTACTTCTGGCGCCTTTCTTAATTTTGGCGGCACAAATATCTATAAGGCTAGCCAGGTTGAGAAGATGGGCAGACTTTTCTGCGAGGATAAGGTAAAGGCAGGAGATCACTTCATCTTCACAGATGCGTGGCATCCTGGCGTCATTAATCTCAAGTACATGAGCGAGCTGCTAGAGATCCCCGTAAAAACACACGGGCTCTGGCATGCTGGATCATACGATGAGCAGGATTTTCTGGGTCGCCTGATCGGTCCTGCTCCATGGGTAAGGCATGCTGAGAAATCGTTCTATCACTGTTTCGACCACAACTACTTTGCCAGCGAATTCCATGTAAAGATGTTCTTTGACGAACTACTACACGATGGCGTCCCCTTTGACAATCCTTGGTACGACGAAGACTGGCGAGATCGCTATACAGACTATAATCAGAAGATTGTTCGCACAGGTTGGCCCATGGAGTACATGGCGGATACTCTGCTCATGTATAAAAACATGCCCAAGAGAGATTTAATCTTATTTCCGCATAGACTAGCACCAGAGAAGCAGGTTGAGATCTTTATGGATCTTAAAGAAAGCCTTCCGCAATACGAATTTGTAATTTGCCAAGAATATCCCCTGACTAAAAACGAATATCACAATCTCTTAGGCCAAAGCAAACTGGTTTTCTCGGCCAACCTACAAGAAACATTGGGTATCTCGTGGTATGAAGGCGCACTGGTAGATGCTATCCCCATGGTGCCGGATCGTTTGAGCTATTCAGAAATGGCCTTAGATGCGTTCAAATATCCTTCAGACTGGACTCTGAACTTTGAAGCATATCGTATACATAGAGAAAAGATCGTGGCACAGATACACGACTACATGAATAATTATGAAAAATATCTACCTCGCCTAAATACTCAGGTAGATATTTTAAAGAGAGACTTTTTTAGTTGCAACAAACTATTAGAGATGTTAAAATAGCTGTATAAGGGATCCACCCCTTTAACTCGGAGAAAAAAATAATGGTAGTAAAGTTTAACGAATGGGCAGACAAGAAAGAAAAAAAGAGCGAAACCGCCGTTGATGCGATTGCAGACAAAGGCTACGAAGAAGGTTATCTAGCAGACGCTATCCGTGCTAGGATGAAGCGTGATGGTAAGAGATTTTGGGCAGGCGACAATATCTCAGATTATCTACACGAGTCGGATAAAGAACACTTAATCAACGAAGCCACAGAAGCGTTTGAAAAGGTACTAGATAAATTACTAATTGATAGAGAAACTGACCCCAATAGCCGAGGTACTGCTCGTAGATTGGCAAAAATGTACTTCAACGAAATCATGTCAGGACGATATGATCCAGCACCAGATTGCACAGCGTTCCCTAATGACACAGAAGACCGTTACGAAGGAATGTTGGTTGTCCGTAGCGAATTACGAAGTATATGTAGTCACCATCATCAGCCTGTATCTGGGGTTGCTTATATTGGTATCATTGCTGCAAGCAAATTAATCGGACTTTCGAAATATACACGCATCGCCCAATGGTGTGCTAGGCGCGGTACTCTCCAGGAGGAATTAGCCAACGACATCGCCAGAGAAATCGCCAAGGCCACAGGCGCCGAAGATCTAGGAGTTTACATACAAGCTCAGCACGGCTGCTGTGAAAATAGAGGCATAATGGCGCACAGTTCTTTGACGCAGACCACTGTGCTAAAAGGTGCGTTCAAAGATGATCCTGGCACCAAGAAAGAATTTTTTGATAACATCAAACTACAACAGGACTTTGCACCGCGATGATGGAATCTATTTGGGTAGTGGTAATCTTATTCGCTGGTATTAGTTTGGCTACCGCCAACCCAGCGCCTCTTGTAGCCGGATTGATTTTGGCCTGTATCGGTATATTCGTTGAAAGATTCTTGAGATGAACTGGTTTGAGCCACTGCGTGATGACCTGATGGTACAACAGCAGATTGGAAATAGCTGGGAACATTTCGTAGGTGTGATCATGCTGAACCAAACTGGGAGGAAACCTGTGAAGACCTGTCTACCAGAATTCCTATATTGGTTTCCAAATCCGCATGCTCTTTTAGCAGCGGACGAGGAATTCGTCAAGAGCATCATCCAGCCGTTGGGCATGGTAAATGTACGTTATAAAAGATTAGTCGGAATGACGAAAGATTATTTGACCTGGGATGGTTTAGATGCTACAATGTTATATGGTATTGGCAAATACGGCAGTGATAGTTATGAGATATTCTTCAAAAATAACTATGCAGTAGAACCCACCGACAAAGAACTTAAACGCTATCTAGAAGAGGAAGTCTTACAATGATAGAATTAGCAACGATTTTTATCCCGATAGCGATAGTCTGCCGAAATCTCCAAGCAGAAAGTTGCGAACTGATACAATACGAAGGATATTTTTTATCCAAACAACAGTGTTTTGACACGATAAACAGCACACTCAAATCTAAACTCAATCCCAGAGATCGTGGTCGTATACATGTCGATGCCTGGTGTATAGACTTAGAGATCGAAAAGGTAGATAAAAAATTGCTTCCCAAACCTATCTGATAGAAACCAAGATGAACATAAACGATATGCTAAAACATCAGATGGAAACTGCCTCGATGCTGTATATGGTGCTGAAAGATGGCGATTTTGAAACTCTACATAGATATCCTCACAAAGACTCAGACCAAGTCAAAGACATGCTCAAAGATTATCGATACGTGGATACTCGCATTGGAATACCGCGATTTGAAAAGAAAGCGAAGAAAAATGCTGCTAAGACTGCTTGAACGATTAGATCGCAAACGCATCATAATGGATCGGGTCAGCGATGAGCCCTATCTGGAACGCTATTACCTATTCCTCAAAGAACGTGAGCGTTTTCCCTTCAACATCTTCCTGCACAAATTCCTTAAAGGTGATCCAGATGACCTCCATGATCATCCGTGGCCTTATGCTACGTTAATCCTGCGTGGTGGTTATTGGGAAACCACGCCGGAAGGTCGCTTCTGGAGAGGTGCTGGACATTTCCGTGTCAGTTCAGCAGACAGTTATCACAGGATCGAGTTAAAAGACGGTGTGACATGTTGGACTCTGTTCATGCCAGGACCGCATCGCAAAGAATGGGGGTTTGATGTAGATGGTAAATGGGTTAAGTGGGATGACTATCTAAGGATGAGATATGAAAAAACAAGTACTGGACAATGAGGCGGTAAAAAATCTAACATCTCGGATCTGTCGAGAAATCGTAGGATCGCGATGGCAACCAGATTATGTAGTTGGATTAACCAGAGGCGGGTTGACTCCTGCGGTAATGATCAGCCATTGGTTTGATGTGCCTTGCGAAACGCTAAAGGTCGCATTGCGAGATGGCGGAGAACCTGAAAGCAATCTTTGGATGGCCGAGGATGCCAAGGCTGGCAAGAACATCTTGATCGTAGACGACATCAACGACACAGGTGCTACCATAGATTGGATCGTCAAAGACTGGCCCAGCGGAATCCACGATCAAGATGGGTGGAACAAAGTATGGAACGGCAATGTCAGATTCGCTGTGCTGGTAGATAACTTGGCCAGTGCCTGTGATGTCAAAATGGATTACGCAGGTATGGAAATAAACAAAGCGGAAAATCCTGTTTGGGTAGACTTTCCCTGGGAAGATTGGTGGACCAAATGATGAGATTGAGATTGGCACTGGTCCGTTGGATCTTGGGCAAACATTGCGGCTGCTATGTCATGGGCTATCATAAGTTGTGTGATTTTTCTAAAAGAGTTAAAAAATGAAAATAATGTTGCATTGTACAGACAAAGGCGTCAATGT